TGTTTCTTCTTACATTTATGACAAGGAACATAAAATAAACGTTTATCACTCCGTTCATACGCTTCTTCGATTTGACTATTACCTTTAACTGTTGGTGTAGAAGTCATAACTAACTTACTATCCCAAAATGTTGTACTTCTACGTTTAGCCAACATAACAGGATCACCTTCACTTCCAGCAGTTGGTGGATAACGATCTATTTCATCACATAAAACTATTTTTATCGGTCTTGAAGCTAAAGACGCAGGCGAATTAGCTCCACACGCAGTTATATGCCCACCATCAAATATTTTATGTAATACCGTATTAGCTGAATCTTTACTTTTAACCTCTGCAACCTTTGATTTTAAAATATTACTATCTCTAATCATAGGTGCCAATCTATCCTGGCTCCAAGCTCTCGCCATTTCTAAAGTTGGCTGCACAACCAATATCGGTGCAGGTGCATAAGCAATATAATAACCAATAGCATTTAATAACATTTCTGTCTTACCAACTTGAGAGCAAGAAAGTACAACAACTTCATTAATCGTTGGTTCGTTAATGCTATCCATAATTTCTTTTTGGAATATAGCTCTAGTAGTCTCGAATTTACCAGCTTCACTACTACTTTCGGTAGATAATACTCTAAATTTATCTGCCCACTGGCTTATTGTTAGACTTGGCGGTGGCTTTATTAGATTCATTGTCTTTTGCCACACCTCTGTCATCGCTTGAGATTTCATATAAGGCCTCATATATTTTTTCTTGTAATATTAATTTTATTTGATTGGTATTTTTGATATTAATTAATATAGGTGATACTTTATTGGGTATTGAAAGTAATTTTTGTTTTAATTTGTGTATTAATTCTAGCCAAGTTCGTTTTACTTCTTCTTGAGGGATTAATTCGCTTGTTGCCTTCATTTTTTCTATTTCTGCTAATTCTGCTTTAGCTTTAATAAGTTTATTTTTATTTTTATTAACTTCTTCAATAGTAAACTCTCCACCAGCTTTAGCTTTTAGAAAATCTATATATCCATGAACACTATTAATTAAATCATACTTACCACGTTCTGCTTTAGGTATAATATTATCTTTAGCCAACTGTTGAATCCTACGTTCTGTCAACTTTAATAATTTAGATATAGCAGTAATATTAAATGAAGTAGCCATTACGGAATATACTTTCCAAGTGAATCTTCGCAATAATGAAAGAAAACTGTTTTACCTTTATATTTGATATAAGTTATTGGTTCATTATTTCCAACTTTATAATTTGGGTTTTCTACTGATATTGTATGTTTAGCAAATGCTTGTTCGCAAGTTATTTGTTTAGCCGCCATACCTATTGGAATTTTAACAAGTTCATAGGTAGTACTAGCTGTTGCTAATCCTAAAATTAAAAATAATATATTCATTATCTTTTACCTTGTCCTCTCGTACGTTTTGGCCGACTACTTTTATTCGGTCTTTTAGAATGTCTGCCTTTACGCTTCTTTCTAGTTTTAGTAACATGGGTATATCCATATCCTCTAGGTTTTTTGCTTGCCATGTTCTTCTAACTTCTTAATTTTTTCATTTAACTTACCATTTTCCAAATAAACCACTTGTAAATCATCTCTTAATAAATCTTGTGCTTTTTTTAAATCAAATATCTCTTTGTCATATCTACTTTTGAGAGTAACTAAATAACAAATACTATCAATCTGTTCTTCAATAATATCTTCTATCCATTCAGGAATAGATTTAGCATTATCGTTCATTGTTTGTTCAAACTTTTCCATTCCCTGTTTATGTCTAACAAATATTCTATCTATAACATCGTTAATAATTGGATCAGACGTTTTAATTTTATGTTTTTCCATTAAATATTTCTTATATTGTTTTCTAATAACTTCGTCCTTACCAAAGGTATCAACATAGGACATTTCCTGAAGTAATTTAAAAAGTTTATAATCAATAGTATCAAAGCAATTAACATTAATTTGGTTACCTCGCATTATGTATTATTGTAAAAGCTATAATTCCCATCACTACATAAAACCAGATACTATCAAGAAATTCCATTACAATCTATCCAGAACGTCTTGTTGAATCTTTTTTGATATAAAATAAATCATAGGAGGTGGAACAGAATTACCTAACCTGGCCCATTGTTCCTTATAATTACCAAATAAAATAAAATCATCTGGAAAACCAAAGATACGTTTCAATTCTTTAATCGTAAATTTTCTATTTTCAGTTGGGTGACAAACAGAAGCAGCTCTCGCAGCAGTGGCTAATACAGTATTACATGGTTTATCCCACGCAGCTCTTATAACATTAAAATACTTATGACTCTGCTGACCTTCGCTTAACTGTTCCCATTCTTTTCCATACGCATATTTATATGGTGTACCATCAGGTTTTTTATCTTGCCAAACATCAGGTTCTTTTTTTTTATGACGTAAATTCCAAATCGCATCTCGTAAAGTATAAATATAAGGTTGTGGATCAGGAAATACAGGATCAATTTTTAAATCCTTTCTAACTCCAATATAAAATACTCGTTGTCTTGCTTGTGGAACTCCTAAATATTTACCATTTGCTAAAAACGCTTTAACTTTATAACCAGTAGTTTCCATTTTTTTAAAGAACTCTTTAAAATAACCTTTAGCTACACCTTTAATTAATCCAGATACATTTTCAGCAATAAATGTTTTTGGCATAAGTCCTTTTAATAAACGTATATATTCAAAAAACAAATCATCAGCTACTTGATGATGATCGAAATACTTTTTTTCTTTTCCCCAATGCTTTTCCCTTTTACCAGCAGTAGAAAAAGACATACAAGGCGGACTACCATCAAATAAATCAAGTTCACCTTTTTTTAAACCAAGAACTTTTAAAATATCTTCTGGTTGTACTTTTCTAATATCGGTATTATCTACAATGGCTTTATGATTAGCTTTATAAATTTCTACTGCATGATTCACAAACTCGTTAGCCCACAATACTTTATAGCCAGCTAACCGATAGCCCAATGATGAACCACCACAACCAGCAAAGGTACTAACAACCTTATAACCGTTCGGTTCAAGTTTATTTATTTCTTCCATAGATGGAATTTTATAAATTGGTTTTTTTGTACTACCATTCATACTTGCATTTTGGACATTGATGTTTAGTTTCTAAATCAGAACTAATTTCTTTAAACGTATCTGATTCTTGTAATGTTCCAGCAAGTATTTTGGCTATTTCTTCTGTATTGAATCCTGTTGCTTTCCACCATTCAGAATCTAACTTACTGTTTAATTCTAATTCGGCTAATTCGTTACGCAATAAGTTCTTATCCCATTCAGATTCATCTTGTACTCGATTATCGGCTAACCTATATTTTCTAATATCTAAATCGCTTAAGTGATTAAGTTCGATATAAGGAACCCTTTCCATACCTAGTTGTTTAGCAGCAGCATAACGAGTATGCCCACCAACAATAATTTTATCTCGCATATTATTAATGGTAATCGGAACATTAAATCCAAAAGTCTTTATTGATTCAGCTACTAATGGTACTCCTTTTTGAATTTTTCTAGGATTTTTAGAATAAGGAATTAA